CTAAAGCAACTCTAGATAGGGCACAAGAGAACGTAACAGCAGAAAACTTTGTTAAGATGGCCTCTAAGGATGATGCAGAGTTTAAACAGAACAGAGATTGGTTGTGGGAAAGATCTCAATACTACGGTACTGACATCAATGCCAACATGGAAGGTTTTGGTAAAATCTACATGAACACCATCGACTCCCTAGGAAGAAAAGCTTCATTAAATGTTATTGAAGACATTATGAAGTATAACACTGCGATGCATACCTCTAGAGAAGCACAAAAGTTCATTAACAAGTCATTATACCAAATGGCTGGTACAGCACAAGTAAACGCCCAAGACTATAACCAGTGGGAAGAACACGTAGCTGGTGGTAACAAGGTTGCTTCTTCAGCTTTAGATATCTTGGCTAACCAAGGTAAGATCCGTAAGGATTGGCGTGAGTTAGGTACAGCTAAAAAAGCTATCTCTGAGTTAAAACTTGAAGGTAAAGATTTAGTTCCAGCCTTGACACAAGCTATGGCAAAAGCTTCCGCTAAAGGTTTAGAGACAGGTAGAACTGGCTATCAAGCACAACAAATGCGATTCCAAAACCAAGTAACACAATTTGCTAGAGATTTAGCTGATGGTGGCTTGTTTGATATGGCGAAGAACTTCTTCAAGCTATTAACAACCATTATGGATGTCATGAAAGCTATGATGCCAATATGGACTGGTTTGGCTAAAGTTATGGGCTTCTTCTTTGAGAACTTAGCTTCAGGTATTGAAGCCATTAAAGAATTCTTGAAGTTTGGATTTGAATTTGTTTCCTTCTTATATGAAACAAGAACTGGTGCACTTATTGCCAATGCTGGTATTGCTTTATTACTGATTGGACTTTGGAGATTCTTCAGTGGTTTCAAAAAGTTCATGACTGCTGTTAAGTTACTTATGGCTTCAAACCCCATCCTATTAGCATTGATGGCAATCATCACTGTCCTAGGATTCTTATACGGTCAGTGGAAGGCACAACAAGAAGGTTTAGATAACTGGTTAGATGTATTCACAGATGTCTTGGCAATTGCTAAGTTCACATTCCTTGAGTTTGTCTACAATGTGCAATCTTACTTCTTTATGATGATCACATCAATCCTCAACAAAGGAATGGAAATCAAAACTTGGTTGACAGATCTTATTGAAGAGATGCGAGAGATGAGTAAAGTGGTAGACCTTATTGTTACTGGATTTGAGAAAGTTGAAGAGTTAAGACAAAGAAACAAAAAGAACCGTGAGGATCTTGATGCAATCTTTGAAAGACAGGGTATCAATAGAAATAGCTTCTGGTCACCAATGGCTAGACCTATTCAAACACCAGCAACACCAAGTCCTTCTAAGAATGCCTTTGGTAATGGTTTGAGTGGATTTACTGGTGCTGACTTAAGAATCAACACTACAGGTCAATTTACACTGTTTGACCAAAAAGGTAAACCTCTTGGTACGGCTGAAAACATTAACTCTCAAATTGCGTATGGTGCTTAAGTTTTGAATATAGGAGAAAATTAATGAGGAATCATCTATGAGATATCACCTTTATTCAATCAACACAGGGGAGATCATCTCCCTTGATGCAACCACTAACTTTAGTGAAAGCCATAAAGCAACGGTCACTGAACATCCTGTTGAAATGGGAACCCCAATCAGTGACCATGTTTTCTTATCAAACCCAACACTAAGCATTAAGGGTATTGTTACTGATTACGATGTTGTGAACAGTGAATATATTGACTTGTCAAGTTTTTCTGTTTCTTCAATCGTACAGGATGTTGCAAGTTTATTCAAGGACCCTACAGATGTTGATAATGTTTCAACTCAAAATGAAACTGAACTTGACTTTAGAACAATTGCTGTAGCTAATGCCTTAAAGAAAGCCTTCTATGATAGACATGTATTTTCACTATTTGTTTTAGATGATACTCAAGATAACCCACCAATTGACCACTACAACACTGTAGTAATCGATGCCTTAACGTTTGATCGTAATGCAGACAATGGTGGGGAAATGGTTGAGGTTAATATTAGTCTAAAGCAGATACGATTAGCTAAAATTAGAAGATCAGAAGTTACGAAAGCTGAAAAGGATGCCTTGGATAAAGCTGTTTCACAAACTGCCAAATCTAATGCCACTAAGGATAGCACTAGCGGATCCTCTAAGAGCACTAAGGATGGAAAAGGAACTAAAACTGACCCTGATGGAGCATTCACAGATGCTTCCGATATCAGCAAACAGTTTGATGTCGGTGCAAAAGAAGGTGAAGGTGCTGGAAGTTTAGCTGGAAGGGCTAGAGCAAAAACAGCAGCTATGGCTAAGCAAAAAGCAGTCGATGCAGAGAATGCTAGACAATTAGCTGAAAAGAACCGCGAAGGTATCTCTCAAGGTAAAACATATGGTACGACATATGGTGGTAGGTAAGAAGGAGTAGTTATGGAGCAACTTAAATATTATGGTTGTAGGGTTGCACTTTACAATGATAAAAACTACACATGCTTTATCAAACTATCTGACTTCACCTATCACTTGTCCTTCAGGTACAACAATTTTGCTGGTGCCTACATGCTGACAGTTTACGATGCTAACGGGAATACATTAGTTTCTAATAAAATGATTAAGCCAGATAGAATGTTTGATTTAAGACCAAGAGAGAACTCAGTCGAGTCTCTTAATATTGTTTTCAACAAGATCTTCCCTAATGCAGATATTAACTATGACAAATGGGATGACAACATGATGTGCACAGCTTATCTAACACGATGGGAGACTGTAGAGCAATAACAGGAGGGTAATATGTCTGAATATTTATGGGACAGGAAAATTAGAGTAACAGTTTACAAACAAGGACTTACTACTGATGAGATTACCCAAATACTTGCAAGCACAGATGATGGTCTAGAAGAGGGTTTCGACAGAAGCCCAACTCAAACAGGGATTTTAAAGTTTGAGATTGATCAAGAGCTTCCTATTGAGTTTGAAGTTACAAAGACCTTAGATAATAGTGGAAAGAATAATTCAGCAAGCTTGAGAATTTATAACATCAGTGAAGACACTGCTAAAACTATGGGCCACCAAATGCTCACAGTTAAAATTGAAGTAGCTTATCGAGGGATGCCCCTAACACCTATTTTTCTAGGCGATGTTATTAGTGCATCATATAAGAGAGGTAAAGAAGGAAATTATGCAGACTTTGAAATGAGTCAGTCCTTCTTAATTCAAAATGCAGGGATTAAATTTTCAGGTACTTTCCCAGCAGGGATGACCTATGCAGAAGCAGTTTTCTTTGTGCTAGATTTCTACAGTTTTGCTGGAGAGTTTTCTTCTGCCAAACCTGATGAAATTGCTTTATTCCAAAAACCACTTCCTTACGGGTTAAGTCTTGAAGGTAGTCTTGCCGAGTGTCTTGCCAAGCTTCTAAAACCTTTAGGTATGAATTGGCACATAACACAGGCAAACACAATTCAAATATTCACCGATAGAATTTTTGAGGAAGGTGGGACTAGTGGTGTAATAAATAAGCAAGGTTTAGTTCCAAACCAAACTAAATCGAGTGATGTCACAACAAGTTCTGGTCTTACAATCTACTCTTTCGATTCTGATAGTGGTTTAATCGAAAAACCATATTTAAAAACAGAGACAGTAACCAAGAGGATGGGAGAGGTTGCTAACAATGAGACTTTCATTGCAGTTAAGCCAACAAAGTCTAAAGCAAAATCTACCAGTGAAGCTGTAGGTACAGATAAAAAGAAAACCAAAAAGGCAAAGAAAACACCTAATAAACCGAAGATTACTGTCGCAAGACAAGTTGTAGAGTTTAAAACTTTACTTCTACCTCAGATCGAACCTAAGACTGTTGTAGATATTGTTTCTAAAACACAAGAAAACATAAGTGGCCGTTACGGAATCCTTGAGGTTAAGTATACAGGTGCCAGCTATGATGACAAGTGGTATTGTGAGTGTGTAGGTGTCTCTACAGAGAAAATCGATTAATAAGTCAAGGAGTGGACGATGAATTCAGATTTTATTGCAGCCTTTAAAAAGGGCGCACAAACACAGACTGAGAACAGATACTACTGTCTCCCAGCAGAGGTTGTTGGTGTTGCCAATCTTGATAAAGGTATTATTGATGTTAAACCAATTATTGAAAGGGTTTATGATGATGGCTCTGTAAATGAGGTTCCAACAATCCTTTCAGTACCTATTGCTCACCCACACACAAGAAATAGTGCACTACTGTTACCTGTAAGTCAAGGTGATAGTGTACTTCTAGTATTCTCTCAAAGGGATATTTCAGCATTCAAAGGTGGGGCAAGAAGCTCTCATGAACCAGAAACCAGAAGAGTTCATGATTTAAATGATGCCTTTGCTATTCTTGGAATTAGTCCTCTAGAGGAAAGCCCTTATGCCCCTCAGCAACATTCCTTGCCTCACTCCACAAGTGATGTTGTTGTGGTGCATAACCTAGGAACTTCTTCAGAAAATGAAGTTAGGTTAAAGAAGAGTGGGGATGTTGAAATTACAACCCCAACTAATTTTGTAGTAAATGCAAAAACAGCACAATTTAATGTTGACAAATTGGTAAATACAGGTGATAATATTGTAGAGAGAAACTCTACTGTTGTTGGTAATCAAACAGTTAATGGAACTTCAAGTTTGATTGGCGGTGGTACAGCTAAAGGCATCTCAATTGATGGTCATAGACACCACTACACTGATGATGGAAATGATATGATTACAGACCCTCCTATTTAAGTGAGGGTTTTCTTTTAAGGGGTGTATATGGATATACTATTAGTAAATGGAAAGGTTTCAATATCAGGAAATCAACTCCATCCAACAACAGACCTTGCAAGTAAAGTGGCACAAAGAATTTATGTGAGACTTAAAAGCAATAAAGGTTACTGGTTCCTTGACACAACTTTCGGTGTTGCTTGGCTTGAGGATATCTTCGGTAAAAGAAGAACTAAAGCAGCAATTGACACTAGATTACAACAAGAGATCCTAAAAGATATTTACATTGACAGGATTACTTCTTGGTCATCAAACATTGATGGTCGTGCCTATAGTTGTCAATTTACCATACAGGTTATCAGAAGTCAAGATGAAGATAACACAATCACCATGAAATTGGTTGGGAATGAATCTGGTCTAGTCCTTCAAGATAGTCTGGGTAATGTATATAAAATATAGGAGGCTTAAATGGCTAAAACTGTAAATGGAGTTTTACAAAGAGATTCTTTATCAGATATCAGAACTAAAATCAGAGCCAAGGCCGTTAGTATTTTCCAAGAAGTCACACCTTATGGTCAATCAGTTGACACTGACCCTTCTTCAATTCTAGGAAGGTGGATTGACATTAATGCTGAAGCAAAATACGACCTTGAAGAAATTACAGAATATTTAATTAACATGGCAGACCTAGACTCTGCTGAAGGTAATAAGTTAGAGGACATTACAAGTTTAGGTGGTATTGATAGACTTCAGGCCACACCTTCTCAAGTTCTTTTAGTTGTGGTTGCCAAACCATACACAGTTATCCCAGCAGGGTCATTTATTAAGAGTGCTTACACTAACGACACATTCTCAACTGACTACGAAATTCAAATCCAATCAACACAAGGAGAAGGTGGTGTTTTTGGTTATGACCTCAGTGTTGCTGACTCTAGTGATCCAACTTTTAATTACATCTTCAAGTGGCAACGAGATTCATCTCCAAGTACAAATATTGATGTTAACGTACAACGTGGCACTGGTACTTTTGAATCTTTTCTACAATCATTGGTGGATGTAATTAACCAAACAACTACTGATGTTTTTGCAGAGATTAGCTCAGATGGATACTTAAAAATCACAACAACTGATTACAATGAAGAAATTTCTTTATCACTCACAAACAGTCAAATCGTTAATGTTTACCAAGGAGTTGAAGCTACAAGTACAAACCTTGGTGAGATATCCGCAGATGCTGGAACTTTAACAGCAATCCAAAGCCCTGTCAATGGGTGGATCTCTGTAACAAACCCTTTTGACGCTTCGATTGGTTCTGAAATTCAAACTGATGAAGAGTTGAGAGATTATTATAAAGCTGCTAAAAACTTCGGTGGATCAAGCACATTGAACGCTCTAAAAGCATCTCTGTACAGGCTCTCTGGTGTTAAGTATGTATCTATCAATGAGAATACATCAAATGCCAGTTCTACAATGCCTTCTCACTCTTTTAGTGCAGTAATTCTTGGTGGTAAACGCGATGATATCGCACAAACCATCCTTGAGAATAAGCCTGTTGGCATTAATTCTTTTGGTACTTCTGAAGGTAATGCTGTTGATATCAATGGTAACAATTACACTATGTACTTCAGCCGACCAGAGTTTGTACCGATAGCTATCCGTATTAGTTTGACTCAACAGGCTGGCTTTGAGAATAGTAACTATGACCAGATTCGCCAAAACATCATTAACTATTTAAATACAATGCAGTATGGTGGTGGGGTCGTTTCTATTTCAAGACTATACACACCAATTAACGCAGTCCCTAACCACTATATTAATAGTTTAGAGATTGGAAGAATTGTAAATGGTGTTCCTGAATATGGTAATAGTAATATTGTACTTCAATACAACGAGGTCCCAACAATCAATCCAGAAAACATCAAGTTCTACTAGGAGGTTATATGATAAATCATAACTTCACAGATAAAGCAAGATCAAGATATACAGGAACATTTAAGGATGATCCTGTATTTGATTGTGCAGTAAGAACTGGTATTTCCTACGAGCAAGACTGTCTAGATCAGTTTGACATCTATGTTGACCAACTATACAACATTGATAAATCTTCAGGTTTAATGTTGGATCTAATTGGAAAAATTGTAGGACAGGATAGAATTTTAATTTCTTACACTGATCAGAAAAACTTTGGTTTCCTTGGACACCCTTTAGCAGAATCCTTCGGTACTAAAGCTAATCCAAATATTGGTGGTTATTGGAAAAGTTCATCTTCAGCAACAACCATTTATCGAAAAATGTCTGATGAAACCTACAGGGTTGTCTTGAAAGCAAGGATTGCTTCAAATATAGCACGAGGTACAATCAATGATTTTCTAGCAGTTGTTAATATTTTGACAGGCCATACTAGAGCACAAATCATTGAAAGTCCTGAAAGTGGTAGTTTTACATTAGTGATACCATCTACCAACGCTACACTCGTTCAGTATTACTATACAAGGATCGGACAACCAGACCAGATATTGCCAATCCCTATTGGTGTAAGTTTAAAAGTTATTATTTTAGAGGAATGATATGGCAAGATTAAATAAACCAAACAACTTCAATGTTCTTTGGGCACAATCTGGGAGTAAGTCAGATGTCACTGCAAAAATCCCAGAAGGTTGGGTAGTTGAGATTCCTGATTTTGAAGATATGAATGCTCTTCAATATAGACAAGATAGCGGTATTGCATACCTCTTACAAGTTGGTGTCTCTGAATGGGAATCTTCAAGTGTTTACTATCCAAACCAAGTTACGAATAGAAATGGTGTCTTGTATAAAGCTTTACAGGAAAACCAAGGAAGGGACCCTTCTACAGCAGTTGCTAATGGGTATTGGGAAAAGCTTTCACCTTCTTACTCAGAGTTTACCACACTCCAAAACAGAATCAACTCTTCAGATCCATTTTCACAGTATATTTTGAAAACTCAACCTATTGTCTCTGTCTCTATGGGTGCGACTGGATTTAGGTCAAATATAGAGCCAACTACAGGTATGTTCTTCAATGGAACAGAAATGGATTTCAGGAAGTCAGGGACAACCACAGCAACGATCCCACCACAAACATTAAGTATTGAGGATAACAGTAAGTATCTAGCAACGACAGCTTGGGTTAAATCTCTCATAGCTGATGAGATTGCAAAAGTTACCACTAAGTTCCAAATTGGTGTTGGTGAGTCAATCATTAGCAATAACCCGCAAAACCCAGCAACAACAAAAGGTTATGGGGTTTGGGC